TTGAATAGAGAAAAAAGAAATGCAAAGAAATTATAATTTTCTGAAGCCAGTTGCAGATTTAAATGCAGAAAAAGGATCATCTCAATTAACAGTTAAAGATTTAGATACAGTAGAAAAGTATGCTGATAAACTTTATAAATCACTAGGTGTAGATGTTGAATTTACTAGACACTTTTTAGATCGTGTGAATGATGCAAGAAATATTAAACAAATTACAATTGCAGAATTAATTCGTTTGTTCAAACAATCATATAAAAAATATGGAAAAGAGATACCAAAATTAGGAAATGATGCACAAGCTGTTCTCAATGATATTAAGACAGACATTAATATGCCCTTTGTTCTCAAGTGGGACGGTAAGGAATTTGAACTGATTGCAAAGACTATCATGAGGAAGAAGGATTTCAAAACGTCAAACAAAAAACTTTCTTTTGAAGAAAATCAACCAAAACGCATTTTAAGACTTGCAAAATCTTTTAAAAGGAAGTATGATTAAACTATATGGGTTTGTCATAGTCATCTTAATCTTGGGAACTGTCATGTACGGTGGTTATTCTTACTTCAAAGATACTCAGGAGACAATCCAGACGCTCAAAGTCAGCATCTCCTCATATGAGAATGCGATAAAGACAACTACTCAAGCTATGGACAATTTAAGACAGGAAAGCAAACGTATAGAGAAGATAAATAGTGATTTACAGATAAAATTACAAAATGCAGAAAATTATAAAGATGAACTTGTTCAGAAATTAAATAAACATAATCTGACAAAATTATCTGCTTCAAAGCCAGGGTTAATTGAGAAGAGAGTAAATGATTCAACAACTAAAATTTTTAAAGAGTTGGAAGATATTACTGCTCTGCCTACCATTTCTCAATAGCTGTTCAATATTTTCCTCTGAAAAACCTACTCCAGAACCAAAAATAATTGTAGAAACAAAATTAGTTAAACAAGAAATACCTTTACAGCAAAGACCTAAACCTCTTGTTATGAGTGAGCTGAGTTGGTATGTTGTTACAGAAGATAACATTGATACTTTTTTTACTGAATTAAAAAAGGAGCAAAGTGGTGTCATCGTGTTTTTTGCTATTACTCCGAAAGATTATGAAAATCTTTCCATTAACGTATCCGATATTAGAAGGTACATAATTCAACAGAAAGAAATCATAGAGTATTATGAGAAATCAATTAAAGACATTCCAGACCTTTAGAGAACAAGATGAGCTTCCAAAAATATATTGTGATATGGATGGTGTTATTGCAGATTTTTTGAAAGGCGCAAAAGAAATTTTAGGTCAAGATTTTAATGATGATTTATGGGATGAATTACCTTTAGATTTATATGCAAAACTTCCAAAAATGTCTGATGCAGATAAGTTGTGGAAATTTATTAGTAAATATGATGTTCACATTCTTACAGCTTATCCTTCTGCAAAAAGAGGAAAGATAAGTAAAACGTCACAAAAAGATAAAATTAGTTGGATGAAAAGTAATTTTAATTTTCCATCATCTAAAATTAACCTTGTTCTTCGAGCAGAAAAAAAGAATTTTGCAAATGCAAATTCACTCTTGATTGATGACATGATGAAGAATGTAAAAGAATTTAAAGAGAATGGTGGAATTGGAATACATCATACATCGGCTGTAAATACAATAAACCAGTTGAAAAAAATAGGATTCAAGTGAATGACTATTGAAACTGATGTTGCACTTTTACAAAGAGATATTGGTGATTTAAAAAAGATTCATTTAAGATTAGATTCTGCTATTGAAAAGATTGCAGATGTCAGTCAATCATTACATACAATTATGGCTGTACATGAAGAGCGTTTAACGAAACAAGAGGAAACACTGGAAACACAAGAAAAAAAATTACATGAGAATATTCAAGAATTACACTCTAGAATTACAACTAACTCAAAAGAATTGAGACAATATATTAGTGATACTGAAACAAGATTGCGTGAAGTGATGGATGAACATAATAGAAGAGAAAGTGAAGAGTTTAGGAAACTTGCTGAACAAATATCAAAAAGAGTTGGACTTCTTGAAAAGTGGAGATGGATAATTATTGGAGGATCAATAGTTGCAGGATTTGCAATACAGAAGTTACCAATATGGGGATAAAAAAATGAAAACTTTTATACAATTTATAGATGAAGCAAGGAGAAATCCTGAGCTAAATCCTAAAATTTCAATTTATGATATACTTGAAAAATATCATACTGATGAAAATGTTTACATTACATATGTTCAAGATGTAGGTTCAAAGTCTACATCTATCAGTGGAAAAGCAAAAGGAATTCCTAAAAATGCAGAAGGATTCAAATTAGGAATAAACCCAAAGTCAACATTCAATACACCAAATGGAATTTATACTTATCCTTTGAAAGAAGCTTGGAGAAGTTATTCAAATCGTAAAGATAGAATTTTAGATGTACCATTTGCAGGGGAGAATCCTTTCATCTATATTTTTAAACCAAAAAGAAGTAATAGAATTGTTGATTTAAAAAGGTATAGTTCAAGGGATTGGGATAAAGATTATGATAAACTTGCAAAGATGATTATTGAATTTTTTATCAAGAAAAATAAAATGAGTGAATATTTGGGTTGGGAAGCTGCAAAAGCAATTTTATTAGAAGCAAACAATAATTCTAGAAATAGATCGCCAGGTGGTAGATTTTGGAACATGACAAGATATACCTTTTTTTGTTTAACATCACAATTAGCAACATCTACAATAGACAAGTATTTTGATGAAATTTCAAATGGAATAAAAGATAAGAATAAAAAAGCAAACTTTAGTGATGATAAAGTAAGACTTAAAATTGTTAGAAATGAAAGAGGAAAAGTTGCTACAAATTTATGGAATAAAATATTTCGTGATTTAGGATATGATGGAGTTGTAGATAGAAATGGTGAAGGAATTATTCATCCTTCTGAACCAACACAGGCTGTATTTTTTGACAGAACAAAGGTTGAAGTGCTTCATGCTGCATATAATAAAGGATATGCATTTAAAGGTGCAGGAAAAGGAAGTACATTTCAAAAAACATATGGAGCTGTGAAAGATGCAAAAGATGTTATGTTAATTATGAAAAATTATTTAATACATACTGGTCAATCAAAAAGTCATATGGATGCAGCACAAAAGATGATGCAAGTTTTAACAGCCATGACTTTAGTTAAGAATCATTATGACCTTAAAGAGTTGTACATAAAAGGAACACCAGAGATTGCAAACATGGCAACAGCTGATTATGTTGCATCAGAAGAAGCATTTACAGACGGAAGAGTTGAAGTATATCCAACAGAAAAATATAAAAATGGAGAGCATATAATACAATTTGGAATGGGTGCTGTAGAATTTAAAACTATGGTAAATGAAAGTGAAGGTATAAAATGGCAAAACACTGGATATGGTGATGAATATTTTCTTTCTCTTGAGGGACTAGTAAAAGGAAAACTAGAACCACTTAAAAATTGGTTAAAGAATGTTGTACCAGTAATTAAAGTAGATTTTAGTAGTAGTCCAGATTATGATGACCCATTTGAAGATTAAAACTTGACACTTTAATTAAAATTTGTTATACTAAAATTTTTCACCTTTAGTAAATGATTTGTTATGAGTTATATTGATGTGAAATATGTTTCTCTCCTGTCTCCTCAGCTAGAAAAATTCACTCGCAAAAATTCAAATCTTTGGAATATGAGATGTCCCATTTGTGGGGATTCTCAAAAAAATAAGAACAAGGCTAGAGGGTTTATATATCAAGTCAAACAAGACTTGTTTTATAAATGTCATAATTGTTCTTTTGGTTCTTCTTTTGCCAACTTTCTCAAGCGTATAAATAAGAATCTATACGATGAATATTTACTTGAAAAGTACAAAGAAGGTCAAACTGCTACAGGATACCGTCCTAAAACTTGTGTTCCTTCTCCTAAATTTGACTTTGAATATAAAAGAAAAGTTAATCTAAAAAGTTTTGCAGATTTAGATGACAGCCATCCTGCAAAAAAACTTTTTAAAAAAAGATTAATACCAGAAAAATTCTGGAATATATTATATTATGCACCTAAGTTTTATAAATTTGCAAGTGATCTATCAAGTTCTTTTACGTCAGGCTCAGAGAATGACCATCCAAGATTAGTCATTCCATTTTACAATAAAGAAAAGACTTTTTTTGCTTTTCAAGGTAGAGCTTTCGGCAATGAAGAACCAAAATATTTAACTATAGTTTTAAATAAAAAAATTCCAAAGATATTTGGAATGGAACGTATTGTTCCAACTAAACCGTTACAAATTGTAGAAGGCCCTATTGATAGTCTATTTTTAGATAATGGTGTTGCTGTTGCTCATGGAGACTTGCGTCTTCCTGAGTACAAAAATAATAGTATATTAATTCCAGACAATGAACCAAGAAATAAAGAGATTTGTAATAATATACAAAAATATTTGAATGAAAACTATAAAGTTGTTTTATGGCCTAATAGTGTAAAGTTCAAAGATATTAATGAAATGGTTCAAAATGGTATGTCACAAAAGGAAATACAAAACATTATAAATACAAACACCTATTCTGGTTTAGAAGGGTTAGCTGTCTTCTCAAGTTGGAAAAAAATTAATTAATATAGAAAGGTCTAAAATGTCATTACCTACAGAATATCAAAAATTTATTCACTTAAGCCGTTATGCAAGATGGAATTATGAAAAAGGAAGAAGAGAAACTTGGGAAGAAACAGTTAAACGATATTTTAATTTTTTTGAAAAATTCATTGATGAACAAACAGGATATTCTTTAGACGAAATAGAAATTAAGAAATTAGAAAATGCAGTTAAAAGATTAGATGTGATGCCTTCAATGCGTTGTTTAATGACAGCTGGAGAGGCATTGAGAAAAGAAAACATGGCTGGATATAATTGTTCTTATATAAAAGTAAACAGCCCAAGAAGTTTTGATGAAATACTTTATGTTTTAATGAACGGCACAGGTGTAGGATTTTCTGTAGAAACAGAATATGTAAATAAATTACCAGTTATTGCAGAAGAATTTTATCCAACAGATACATGTATTGTTGTTGCAGATAGTAAACTTGGTTGGGCAAAATCTTTGCGTGAATTAATTTCACTTTTGTATCAAGGATTAGTTCCAACATGGGATACATCTAAAGTTCGTGCAGCAGGAAAACCATTAAAAACTTTTGGTGGGCGTGCATCTGGGCCTGAGCCTTTAGAAGATCTTTTTAGATTTACAACTGAAGTGTTTAAAAGTGCAAAGGGAAGAAAACTAAAGTCAGTAGAGTGCCACGATATTGTATGTAAAATTGCTGAAATAGTAGTTGTTGGTGGAGTACGCCGAAGTGCATTAATTTCACTTTCAAATTTAACAGATGAACAAATGCGTCATGCAAAATCTGGTAGCTGGTGGGAAAACAATGCACAAAGAGCACTTGCAAACAATTCTGTAAACTATACTGAAAAGCCAGACATTGGAACATTCATGAGAGAGTGGTTATCACTTTATGATTCTAAATCCGGTGAACGTGGAATTTACAATGCTGCATCAGCTCGTAGACAAGTTGAATCATTAAATACAAAGGACAATATTAGACGTGAGCCGAGGGATGATTTCGGAACAAATCCTTGCTCAGAAATAATTTTGAGAGATCGGGAGACATGTAATCTTTCTGAAGTTGTAGTGAGAAAAGATGATGTTCTAGAATCTTTAAAAGAAAAAGTCCGTGTAGCAACGATTCTGGGCACTCTACAATCAACTCTAGTCAACTTTAAGTATCTATCGAAGGAATGGAAAACTAATTGTTCAGAAGAAAGATTGCTTGGAGTATCTTTAACAGGTATCATGGATAATCCAATAATGAACGGTTCCAAGGGTAAAGATGTTCTTTCTTCTACTCTAGCTGAGTTGAGAAAAGTTGCAGTAGATACAAATAAAGAATGGGCAGAGAAATTAGATATTCCTCAATCTGCTGCAATTACTTGTGTAAAACCATCTGGAACTGTTTCTCAATTAGTAGATTCTTCTTCTGGAATTCATGCAAGACATAATCCATATTATATTAGAACAGTCAGAGCAGATAACAAAGACCCATTATGTGCATTTATGAAAGATGCTGGATTTCCGAATGAAGCT